AAATATATGCATATGGGAATGCTGTTTAGCAGTATGATTTTTAAAATTTTAATGCCTTATTGACAAAGCAGGAATCTATTTATAAAAATATCTATAAATACACTTGACAAATTAAAATAAATGTTATATAATAAATTACTATCAATTACGGAGGAATCATCATGGGCAAAGAAAATTTTAAAACCATAGCAGAAAACCGAAAAGCACGCCATGAATATTTTGTAATTGAAAGTATGGAAACTGGCATAGAACTTGTCGGAACAGAGGTTAAATCACTCCGTCTGGGGCAGGTCAATCTTAAGGACAGTTGGTGTTCAATTGACAACGGAGAGCTGTTTATTAAGGGAATGCATATTTCACCATATGAAAAGGGAAACATTTTTAACCGTGATCCTATAAGAGTCAGAAAGCTTTTGATGCACAGGAAGGAAATAAACCGTCTTTTTGGAAAAATAAAGCAGGATGGACTGACGCTTATTCCTTTGTCACTTTATTTTAAAGGATCGAGAGTTAAGGTTCAGCTCGGGCTTTGCAAGGGCAAGAAACTTTATGACAAAAGGGAAGATGCTGCTAAAAAGGATGCAAAACGTCAGATTGAGAGAGCAGTTAAAAATCACTTTTAATGGGGGCGTAAAGGTTTCGACGGGGACTTTGAATCACAATAAGCGGGTAGAGCTGGCGTAAACTCTTAAAACTGCACCACGTTTTAAATATAAACGCTAGAAATAATATTACAGTTAGCTCAAGAAGCTACGCTGTAGCAGCCTAAGTCTGCTACTGTCCTCCTTTTGAGAACCACGGCTTAAGGTTGGGCATCGATTAGTGGTGAACGTTCTTTTGGACTGTTCCGGCCAGATGAATGTATATGGAACTACTGAAACTGTAAGCCTGTTTGTCGGCGTATGGCAGAGGGAATGTTAAAAGATAAACTACACTCGTAGAAAGTTGTGTGGATTGGTTTTCGGACATGGGTTCGACTCCCATCGCCTCCACCATAACTGCACTTAACCTTTGATACAAAAGGTTAAGTGCTTTTTTCATGCCATAAAGTAAAAAGTGCCGAAAATACGTTGGTTTTTGACAAATGCCTGTTCACGTAACGATTCAGTTCGTTGCGTGGACAGGCATTTTTTATTTTCCAGCCATGCTTGCTAAAAAGCAATCGTTAAAATTTAAGAGCAATCGTTAAATTTTAGGCAGTAATCGTTAAAAGATTGCAGTTATGGAGATTGAAACCATGAAAGAGCATCAGAAAGAAAGTGCGTTATACTTGTGCGACCCCAGTAAAAATGTGACTTGCCAAAAGAGCATTTGCCAGTCACAGTGCGTACTTACAACAAAGGTGGAATATGCGAAAGCAGATACCGATGGCAGTCCGATTATCGTTTACAAGAACCGAATGGAGGCTTTGAGCAGTATCCTCCCGAAAGAAAATGGAACTGCATCCCACGGGGTTTAACCCTCCCCGAATGCCATAGGTGATTACCTAACAATGCCCGTCGGGAGCGTATCCCGACCCACTGCCCGTAAGGGAGAAAATACAACACCTGCTGACCTATCGGCAACACGGGGACGGTGTGGCAGCATCGTAGGCAATTACCTCCTAACTTTGCCTTTATACTACGCTTTGCGGTGAGCGAATCACCGCATAATGGGATGCGTCTTAGTTGTCCAGCCAAGATATGAAGCCTCTGGACAATGCACGGTGCAACTCCGTGACAGCTGTCTCCGTCAGGGAGCATTGTCTATTTCGTTTCCGCTGTCTTGCTGTGCGGTGCAATTCCGTAGCATCCACCAACGCCCGTCGGGAGCGTATCCCGACCCAAGCCTGCCAGCAATCCGTAGACCGTGGATGTAAAGCAACGGTGTCGGCTGACTTTAAAACCGTGCATTGGTGGCTGCACGTTTTCATGACTGGAAAATCATGCTTCCCGTTGCAGATAGCGATTGCAACACGCTTCTGAGTCGTTGAGCGTATCAGCGACATCCAACTTACTTTTCATCCTGAAAAGTAAAATAAATGTTAGGAGTGAATCACTATGGAGAACAACAAAAGGGTTATTGTGCGGGCTACAGAAAAGTATGAATTTTGCTGCTATCTTTCGGACATGGGAGTAGAGCGAATCTATACGGTACTCGCAGAAAATGAAAAGGATGCTCGTGAACGGTTTCATGAGTTGCTGAATGAGGAACGAGTGGAATTACTCCAAATCAGAAAGGTGGATGAGGAAAGATGAAAGACGGAAATTACTATACCGTTTACGGCTGGATGATTAACCGGCTAAAGCTGAAAGGGACAACTTTACAGCTGTACGCAGTGATCTATGGCTTTTCCGAAGACGGTGAAAATGAATGCTCCGGCAGTCTTGCCTACCTTGCTGAAACGACTGGATGCACCAAGCAGACGGTTTTGAATGCCCTGAACAAGCTTGAAAAACTGGGGTATATTTTGAAACGTCAGACAAGGGATGATGACGGTGGTTTGCGAAATCATTATCGGGTGAATTTAACCGCAATCGAACAGCGTGTTTCTCCACAAAAAGTGGAAAGCGGCTGTGGAAAGAATGTTGAAGCAAAGGCTGAAAGGCCTAAAAAATTTACCCAGCCGGTCAAAAAAACGAAATGCCCTCAGCCAAAAAAGAGGAATGCCCCCAGTCAAAAAACCAGACCGTATAATACTACAAGAGAATCAATAGGTTTTGAATTATGTGAGGGGTACGCACGCTCGGAAAAGCAAACATTCGGTGATTTTCAGAATGTTCAGCTGACAGAGAACGAATATGCTCGACTGTCAGAATTGTATGGGACACAATTGCCGCAGACAATCAGCAGCTTATCCAGCTACATGGCATCGACTGGAAAGCACTATCGCAATCATTATGCAACACTGTTTCGATGGTGTCAGCAGGATATTCAGAAAGCAAAAAATCAAAGCCAGCAACACCATGGCTATCGAAATGCAGAGCGAACCAACGAATGGCTATCGGAAAACCGAGAATTCTTAGAGACCCTTGGCGGACTTTACTGAACCTTTGATAAAACAGGGAGTTGAGAGATATGAAATCAAAGAAACCAACACGCAGGCAAAAAATTATTATGTATCAGAAATTGCATCTTGATCCGAACGAGTGGTTTGTAGCAAGATGGAATTCGGCTTCAGATTACATTACGCTTGTCAATCGATTCACTGGCGGAATCGTGCAGAAACTGAATCCGGAGCGTATATAATGGCGGATAAACGGTGCGAAATGTGTGGCAAGCCTCTGATTCATGTGAAAGCTGACCGCAGGTTCTGCGGTGCTTGCATGCGGATTCGGAGAAAGGCTTACGCCAAACAGTATCAAGAATTCAGAAAAGGAATGAATAAAAATGACAACAGAACAGATGCACGTGATTGCAAAAATAATGGATGCCAGAACTTTTGAAAGGCAGCTGGAGCAGACGGTTGAGGAGGCAGCAGAGTTCATTCAAGCAGCTCAGAAAATCAAACGGTATCCCGGAAATTCGTTGCAAATGAATCATCTCGTGGAGGAAACCGGCGATTTGCTGATTACCTTGGAGCAAATTCGGATTTACCTTGTCCGAGATGGCTACGGTGATGCACTGAACAGTATGATTGACTATAAGTTGAACCGGGAACTTGGCAGAATGGAACAGGAGCGTAAGGACAATGAAAGCAAGGCTTATCACAATCGGAGAAAGCGAAATCCGTCAAAGGGTTGAGGAAGAATATCAGAAAAAGAAAGATCAGATTTATGAATCGGTAATTCAAGATGTTCTTCCCCAGTTTATGTCCGTTTGTATGGTGGAACTCAATAAAGAGTTCGGATTTGGAGAAAAGCGACTGCGGTCTGTTTTGGATGGCGTAAAAGACCATTTCAAGCTAATGGACGGGGTCGGGATTTTGAACCATCAGTATTCTACGCTGGACTGTCTTACATACTTGAAAGAAAAGTATGGTATTGATTTGGATGAGGAACTGCTGTAATGGCAGAAAGGCGGTTACAACATGAATAGAATCTGTAGACAATGCGGTGCAGAAAAACCACTCTGGGAGTTTGTTGACCGCAGCAAACAAACTGGTGAACGGAGAAAAATTCATCGTATTTGTGCAGCTTGCAGATCTGAACGTAGCAAAGAACGATACCAGCAGAGACGGAAAGAGGTACTTTCCTACCAAAAACAGTATCGTGAGAAACTAAAACGTGAGAGAATTGAAACTCCCGTCAACTGTGACCCAAAGGAAAGCTGTGGTTCCGTTGACAATGGATATGTTCGCTTGGCTGCAGAAATTCTGAGGAGTGAGTTCTCTGCTTATCGGAGAGCATTGGAAAAGTATGACGGTAGTCCGGAATCTATCGGTAGAATTCGATCGATTGAGCGTGAAATTCTTACGCCGTACTACGCTGCATTGACGATGAATGCCATCGATTTGAAAAGGTACTGCAATGATCTGCGAAAAAAGTATGGCATATATGGAGGGATAGAAGATTGGGCTGGATAAGCGTGAGAGATTCCCTTCCGAAGCTGTTTACTGAAGTATTGATAATGGTCCGAAACAGATGCACGGATTTTAGTAATACATACTATGGGCAGCGTGGCAATAACTACTGGCAGTTTTGGGATTACTCAAAGATTCTTGAAATAACTGATGAAGACGAAAATTATGAGGTGTTGGCTTGGATGTCACTGCCTCAACCGTTCAATGAAAGGAGCAAAAATAATGAAGATTGAAAAAGAAACAAAGGTTGTCATTTTGCAAAATGGGAACGCAGTGATGGCTACACAGTATGTTAACGGCAAGAAAGTAAACGCAAGCATTGCAAGGTGCTGTCCGGAGGATGCTTTTGATTTTGCCTTTGGTGCAAAATTGGCTTTGGAGCGGTTGCTTGATTGTATGGGTTCTGCACCGGAAACGGCTTTTGATTGGGATAGGTTTATTTCCGGTGACGTATGGGTACAGACGAACAGTTCCAACACTGATGCCTTTTTGCAGGCTTGCGAAGAGCATCATTTGACAGATCGAACCGGAGATCGTCCGACAGAGTTGAATGTATTTCGTGACTTTAACAATGCAAGTGAGATTGAAAAAGCGTTGTATGGGATTTTCGGAATGATTCCGAAAGAAAATATCTGGTTTGCAACAAGAGATGGAAAATTGCGGTGGGGCAATGAGAGACCAACTGGAGAAATTTTTGAATGGGGACAGGCAGAATGAACGATTGTGTAAACTGCAAATATGCAAACCAGTCCAAAAACACAAGAGTCATCCGGACACCTGTTGCGGTTATTACGCAGAAACAGGGTGGCATTGTTTGCGAGAATACAGCGCAGAAAACAATACAGATAACAGATGAAGGGATATGCTGTTCTGGTTTCTGTCAGAAAGAACTGAAAGGTGGTGAATGAGAAAATGTGTAAGGAAAGTATCGGGCTTCATCTGAGTCCGGATAATGTGAATCATCCATTTCACTATCAAGGAAAGTACGAGTGCATTGATGAGATGATCGCATTGTTTGGCGTAGATGCTGTTCGCCATTTCTGTATGTGCAACGTATATAAATACCGTTTTCGTGCAAGTCGGAAAAATGGAACGGAAGATATAGAAAAGGCGGAGTGGTACATGGAAAAACTGATGGAGTTAAATCAGGAGGTAAAACATGAAAAAGCTGATTGTTGAGATTGCTGACAAGTATGCATATGCCGCATCAATGACATTTATCGGGACAAATTGTGCCGAATCGGAAGAAATTCATATGACTGTCGCAGCAGTTACCCTCAAGCCAGATATAACGGCAATTGCGGTTTGTGAAGATGGGAGTTCGATTTGGTATGAGGGTGATTTGGAAACCAAAGATCAGCTGTCCATTGAAAAATTGATAAATGCAGTCGGGCAACTGGAAGACTTACGTTGCGACCGTGAGGGCTTTGCAGCTGATTTTGAAGACGAAGAAGATAACGCTTTTTGCCTTGATGTTGCGGCAATTGACACAGCTTTAGCAGCGATAAAGCGGCTGATTGAATTAGAATACGAAAAGGAGTAATTGGAAATGAGCGATGAAACATTAGAACTGCTATGGTCAATGCTTACGAACGAGCAACTTTTGGAACTGCGGGAAAAAGGTGCAATGGACGATCGCACGATGGCATCTTTCAAGACTGAATTATTTAAGCGGTGTCTGATTCAATTTGATGAAGCAGCAGATGCAGTTATGACGGCATTTATGGAGGGCTTGGCATGATAAAAGTCGAAAACACAGAGGTGTATGGATGGGAAGCGGCCATACGGGGAATGCGAAATCCGATGAATAGTTGGGAAAAGTCGGATAGTTGCTATTGCAAGGAACCCATAACAACCAAATGCAACAATTTGGGTTGCTCTCATTGTGGCTGGGCATGGAGCGATTTGGGAAAAAATCCGTTTTGTATTGGGGATAACGATATGGCTTTAATGCAAAAATTAGTCAAGGCAGGTACTGATCATCGGAAGTTTATGCGAATGATTACAGTAAGTTGTGATATAATTGCCCCTCTTTATTGGTGGAAACAGTTTGATACGTACAAAGTCGGAACGGTTACTGATTCTTGCTCTACAATGCATAAAATTGCAGAGCAAGAATTTACATTGGATGACTTTTCGTGCGAGCATCTGTTTAATGGTGCTGAAGAAGGAACAGAATTTCTCAAAGATTTTATGTACACGATTAAAGCCCTCAACAAGGCACGAGAAACATATCTGGAAACTAAAAAGAATATTTACTGGTGGCAAATGATTCAGCTGCTCCCGTCCAGTTATAATCAACGTAGAACCGTAGTACTAAACTACGAAGTATTGCGAAACGCTTGTCAAGCAAGAAAACATCATAAGCTGGATGAGTGGTTTGGATTTTACAAGTGGGCAGAATCACTGCCATACAGTGAACTGATATTGGAGGTGTGAGCAGGTGTATAAGATGAAGTGTCCGAGATGTGGGAAACGTGCCTTTGATATTTCTGTGCTACCTAAAATTCCAGTGATTATTGAACTGAAATGCCCAAACTGCCGGAACATCGTGAAAGTTTCCTGCAGATCCGAGATGTGCATGGCTGATAAGAGATAGATAATATACCGAGCAACGGAGTGATTTGACTACCAAATAGCCGGATAGTATATGAGACGACTGTTTTATATGCTGTTCGGCTATTTTTGTTTCATATACTTGACTTCACTTGAGTTTTTTTGCAAGCTGACTTCTATCAATCAGAAAGGAGTCATGTATATGTATATGAAATTTCGTAAAACAAAAACAGCAGCCAGATCCGTTTATATCTATCGCTTTGCAGATGGAACAGTCGCTGTACTGCATCCGGGAGAACAGGGTGTAAGCACTGAGATCATCGACTTTTTGCACAAGTTGGATGACCGTGAGGTGTATCGTAATCTGAAGCAACGAAAGGTGAAACAACATTGTGCAAAGCCTGTCGATATTGAAGTGGAATCCTTGGAAATCCAGCGTCTGCATGAGGTGGTGTCCAGTCTTACGCCGAAGCAGCAGGATACCTATCGCAGAGTGGTCGTGGAAGGAAATCCTATGACACAGGTAGCAAGAGAAGAAGGAGTATCGGAAACGGCAATTCGGCATCGCATGGCGAAAATCAAAGCCCAAATCAAGAAAAAATTTTGATTTTTCTAATGATGGGGTTCGATTTTATGCTGGTTTTTTCGACTGCATTTATGGAAGGAGGTGGTGCATGATGGCGTGTTTCTAATTCCCATCAAAAATGCTAAGAAAGAAGGTCAAAGAAAATGAGTAAAGAACCTACAACATTACTGGATGTGATTCATGTAATCCGTCAATTGGCAGACAAATTGGAAACCATGGCGGAAACCATGACAGAACGGGAAGTACAGACGTTTGAGCAGGTATATCCGCCGGAAGAAGGCAATACGGAGGCTGTACAGAAGCCGGTGTCTGTGAAAGATACGCCGGCAGTTTCCATTTCTGAGATTCGAGCGGTACTGGCAGAAAAGTCACGTTCTGGCTTTACGGATTCAGTAAAGGCACTGCTCCAGAAACACGGGGCATCAAAGCTGTCTGGTGTTTCTCCCGAAGAATATGCGGTCTTGTTAGAGGAGGCGAAGCAGATTGGCACTTAACGATCATGCAAACCGTTTACACGCAGTGCTTTCTGCTTCATCCAGTGCTCGTTGGCTGGCGTGTCCGCCGTCCGCACAGCTTTGTGCTGCCCTGCCGGATACCGTGACAGACTACGCCCTGGAAGGCACGTGTGCCCACGAGTTGGCAGAGTACAAAGTGCAAAAGCTGCTTGGCAATCCGGCATCTAATCCCACGGAGAACTTAGACTTCTACGATGCAGAAATGGAAGACTGCACGAACAGCTACGCTCAGTACATTGCCGAACAGCTGGCAAATCTGCAAGAACCGATTGTTTTAGTGGAACAGCGTTTGGATTTCAGCCGATATGTTCCCAGCGGCTTTGGCACGGGCGACTGTGTGATTGTTGCAGATGATGTCCTAACTGTCATTGACTTTAAGTATGGTAAGGGCGTAGCAGTATCTGCTGATCACAACTCGCAGATGATGCTGTATGCTCTGGGTGCATTGCAGCTATTTGATGCCCTTTATGACATCGCAGAGGTTCGAATGGTAATATTTCAGCCCAGAATCCAGAGCGTTAGTGAATGCGTTAT